GCTTGGGTTAGGGAATAATTATTCCACATAGCAAAGTCGGATACTTGCCATGGACATCCTGTTGGAGATCCCCATAAACCAAAATATCCGGCGGCGCCACCGCTTGTTGTACCTGGAATTGAGCCAGATGCGGTTACCGCTCCATTAGCATAAAGTATTTGTCGTCCAGAACTCCAGACGCCAGCTATATGATAAACTGTTCCTGGAAAAGCAACTACATCGCCATTTAAGAATCCGCTTGGTCCGGTTAACTGCGCTCGTAATAATACCTGCGTTGGTGTCCAGCTTGCCCATGATATACTCATTCTTCCGCCGTTAGTAAATGTACAAACTCTTATAGCGGTAGCTAGTGCCATGGGGTCTCCGTCGTATCTAATAAAACAAGAATACGACGCATTATATTGGCTTAATAGTATATTGTTACCATTATTATCTGTTCTTAGAGAATAGTTTTCACCATTAAACAAAATTGACATTTAAAATCTCCGTGCTCATTCGGTTGTGATGGATTACTTACTATAAAGTACACCATCCCAATAGCTATTCTCGAATTCCGGTTGTCTTATCATATTATATACTTGATGGTATAATACATCCGCTTTTTCAATAGCTTCATGAGCCTCATCATACAATTCTAGATACCGAAGCAGTTTAGAAACGCGATGGTAATTTGTGTGGCTTGCATAAACTGTGTCAATAGATTTTTTTATGAATGGCAATCTTTCTTCAGGTCTTGCAATATAATATAGGCACTTTGTAATAAAGTCTTCTTGATTATCCGCAAACACAATCTCATCATCGCCAAATATATGTTTTTCTATTCCCGCAACGCGCTGACATATTTGGAAACCACCAGCCGCAGGTATTTGATATGTTCGTTGATTGATATCATATCCTAATGTTAATGAATGTGGCTCAAATATATTCGGACATACTTTTGCGGAGGAATAGAACTTACATGCATTCCGCGCAGATACAGCTCCTAAAAAGTTCGGGACGGGCCACCCGCCAAATCCAAATATCTTAACTTTAAGATCTGTATTGGTCAGCGGAAATAGATATGGCGCGATTTGTTTAGCCTTATACGGCCAATATCCACCAACAAAAACCGCGTCGGTAACATATTCTTTTTGCGGCTTTGCTAGCTGATAATCTGTAGTATCCGCCGACAATAAAAGCCCAAACGGTTCGCATCCTAAATTCTTCCACAGCTTATGGGTTTCCACCGCATAATCATTATGGTATTGGCAGAAAACGTATTTAGGCTTACCAGTCTCCTTACGAAGTATTTCTACAGCTTGTTTCTCATTGTCGCTCGCAAATTCAATCGGGAATTGTTTCTTTACTTCTTCATCATTCTCGCCCCAATTATTTGCACATAGGATGAAATTTGTATCCTTGTACTTAACTAACGCCTTAACCAATGCTCTATCTAACTGCCAAGTTGATCCAATAAAAACATCAGGCCGGAATTCAAAGAAAATATCAAGCGGCGATCTCACTTGAGAATCCCAGAAAACTACCTCGTGGCCCAAATCCACCAACGCATGGACCCACGATAATCTGATATAATAGTTCGCCCCCTGTCCGGTTTGTATTAGGAACCTTTTCTTCATTATTTTTCTCCACTATTGCTTTGCATATTTCTATAAGATATTTTTCGTTAAATTGTTGTTTAATGAAATTAACGTGTTTATGAAGCCACTGAACATTTCCTTTAATATATCCTAAGCTACTATCTATTCTATCAAGTGATGCGGTTGTAACACCATGTTTTTGTTCAAATTTTCCATCGGCAAAATTTATCGGCCAACCTGTCAACTTGCATTTCCCGTCCTGTTTTAGGTAAAGATCCCAGATATATTCCTTGGTAATATTAAATTCCAGATTTCTTTTCTTGGCACTATATTTAATATCGCCAAAATGTTCTCCGCTAATTTTCCCTACATACTGTCTTCCGTTACAATATTTACAAGACTTGATTTTTGATACATCATTTAATCTAACTTCCCTTTTCTTGCCACATCCGCATAAACATAAAACGTATTTATTCCTATTTTTTATATAAGGTTCGCTTATTGCTTGATAGGTCATTTAATTCTTTCTAAATCCTTGTAGGAGTCTATTTCTACAAGTTGAATTCCTTTGGGTTCTATGGTTTTTAGATGAATATTACGATTCACCATCATTTCTAGTATTTCCGAAATGATTACTTCCTGCTTGGTATCTACGCATATCTTTTGGAATGAGTCTATATCATTACCGCAAAGACTGAAAGCTTGACCCCATTTCACCTCAATATCGAAGTTAAAACACGAGACATATCCGTTGTCTACAATAACGCCCAACTTACCAGACGATATCATTTTGTTTTTATCTATTAAAACACTGCTTTCGTTTGTACAGATTTCAAATATCTTTTCATTAAAGAATATGTCTCCATTGACAATCAGTACATTATCATTAGAACATGCTCTAACACCTATAAATGCAGATCGTGTAGACGTTGTTGATTCGTAATCTTTATTTTCAACAACCCTTACGTGCTTTGGTATCTGCTTATAGATCTTATCTATTTCATATCCAAGAACAACGACGATATCCGCACTTGGTATTGCGGTTTTAATAGTTTGTATTTGATAATTAATAAGCGTGGTTCCCTTAACGGGGAACAGAGATTTTGAACCAAATGATTTGATTCTACGTCCCGCTCCCGCCCCTAAAATAACCACGTCTATATTATCTTCAATTATATTTTTCTTGGCTGGTACTGTATATCTACTCATCCCAACGCTCTCTGTTTAGCAAGTTGATAATCTCTTTGCCATCTTTCTTGTGATACTGTGTTTGTACTATTATTAGGCTGAACCCTAACAATCACAAGGTCTTCCGGAATATGCACAAACATGAAGAAGTTGCTGATTCTCAACCACAGATTGTAGTCTTCGCAGACTCTTAGATCTTCATCATATAATCCGCATCGTTGTAATACTAACCCGTTAATCACACATCCGCTATGAACAATGCAATCCTGAATAAGTCTTAGGCGTGAGAAAGGTTCCTTGCTTTCATATGTTAATGTATTTGTTTCTACATTGTAATGTTGGTAGTCTGTATATACACCGCCTACAATTTCTGGATTCTCAAGTATTTTAACAACGCTCTTGGATAGTTTGCCCTGCTTCCAGATGTCGTCCGCATCTAAAATTGCAAATAACTGACAGCCATTTGCGGCAGCTTTTTTGATCGCAATATTTCTAGCTCTCGATGGGCCGCCGTTACGATCAGCGACCATAAAATAAGTGTCTATACCATGTATATTATACCAATGCTTTTCAGATATATCTTCGTCACTAATAAACAACGGAACTGTTGTAAGCTCTGGAAGTTCACCCATTACTTCTTTAGTGTTATCTGTCGAACAATCATCTACAATATATATTTCTTTATTTGGATAATCCTGCATTGCGGCTGATTTAACAGCATCCATGATCCAATGACCATAGTTATAATTACAAATTATCACTCCCACCTTCGGCAAGCTTTGCTTCTGCTGCATTTTTAGCGTCCTCCAACATTTTTAGTCTATATTCTATCTTCTCTTGCAAAGAATTCTTTTTACCGAATCCGCCCACTAACTTATGTAGTTTTGTCTTACAGCTAAATTCATTCATTTGGTCATCTACGGCATCTGAAAAAATTACCCTTCCGTTTCTAATCTCGGATATGATTTCGTTGGTCTGAAATTTATATCCGGCATTGACAAAGACGTAATGATCCGCAGTACTTATTTCCGCAGACTGGTTTATAACACTGCCAATGGAATCAAAATGACTTGTGAAAATCTGTATATGACATTTAATAGTGTGTGCGCCAAAAACCCATTTAACTAAATCCTGAAATTCTTGTAGTGATTGATTAATGTTAATCGGAGGATTGAAACATAATCTAATTTCGTCTGGTACAGAATTAGTTTTTTGCATACTATCTAAAGTCGTAAATATATCTTTATATAAATTATTTTGATTATAATGAATAATCGTTTCTATTTTCATATTCTTTGCGCCTTAACAACATAGTGTAGTCCGCGAAACGACTTCGACAAAATCTTAAACTGGCCAGCGGATAGAATAGAATTAACAGCCTCATTTACCGACCACGCACCTTTATTAATAGTCCACATATTATTGCATGGTCCATATAGAACGGTATTAATACTATTGATATCTACTTCACTAGACATAATAAATCTAGCCGCTTTATTGAGATCAAGACCAGAAAGCACAAATATACCATTATGTTCAATTTTACTTAGCCAATGAGACACGACCTTAGATCGTACAGAAATAGGAAATGTATCGATAACTCCATTCGCTAGAAACTCTGTGCACTCATTATTATCAATAATATCATCCAAATTCTCAAGGTTATGATTGAGTTTATTAGATGTTTGGTCTTGTTGCGACAACGCATCTATATTAAGATATCCATTCAGTGGATAACCGCCAATCAATAAATTAACTTTCATTACTAACTCCTTCTAATTTCATATCTTTGTTGTGATGACTTCCAAAGCAGTCGCCTTCTATTACAAATGTATATCCAAAGCTATGGTATTTATCTATATTAGTAAACGCAAAACATTCTTGTCCGTTAATGTATAATACAAGATTATCTTCTGGATATTCTTTATAATCATATGAGAAGTGTTTATTTTTTAAACACCATTGTTTAAACATTCCGGCGGCATCTACATAATTCTTACATACTAGCGTTACATCTCCGTCACCGCTCCAGGCCATAACGCTATCATACATCCATTTAAATACATCTTCTACATAAATATCTTTTATTCTTATGATTGGTATTGTTGGGTTATACATATTATCCCTTAAAAGTATACGTCATATTCGCCGCTCTATAGAGAACGTCATTCCATGCCGATGTAAACTTATCAAGCGGGAACATTTCCAGGATTGTTTGTCTGGCGTTCTTGCCCATCTCCGTCGCCTTGTCGGGATTGTCCAGTAGATATGCAATCTTCTCCCGCATAATGCTTTCGTCGTTGGTCTTGAACCCGTTATAACCGTCAACGATAACATCGGTAATTAAACAATTGTCGGTGGATACTACAGGAGTTTCACAAGCCATCGCCTCAAGGATTACTGTCGGAATAGGACTGTAACGAGAAGTATTGAAGAATACGGCGGATTCATTATAGTTCTGTACCAACTCCATAACGTTGCTTGGTGGTGTTGATAGTCCTCTTGTATCGCCGCGAACAAGATATGGAAAATTCTTTTCGACAACCCTCTGCCAGATATCGAATCCTAATATATCTCCACGATTAACCCAATCATTAACGACGCTCAGGACTTGTCGTTTGCGTTGTTTCTTAGTTGGTTTGAAGGCGTTTGTATTAATACCGTGGTGAATAACTTTCGCTTCCGATTCATCCCACCCCCATGCCGCGCGGGATTGTTCGCTGATAAATATATTAATATCAGCTTTCATTTTTAATTCTGCTATCTTTTCCTCTCCCCAAAACGGCATCGCCCAGGTGTGTTCCAGGCTAATATGCGGAATATGCAGCATTCGCGATAACTGTTCAGCCGTCTGAAATTGACCAAACTTATGCTGAGATAATACGCAATGAAAATCCACATCAGGCGGGAGAAATTGTAGTGGGTCCGGCGACGATTCTAGTAGAATATGATTCTTCGGCATACTAGCATACGCGCTAATCCAGCCATTCCCCTTAACTCCCGGCGTTCCATGTACCATATAAAAGTTTGCATTGACGTCGGCCATATTACTTTGATAGCGCTCGTGGGTAGGCATGCAAATAACATTCACCCTATCTTTTTCTCCGCGTAATGATCTTGATATTATACTGCTTACTGGACTAATCATTTATTAACCTTTCTATTCCAATTGCTAATAGCTTTACTCATAGACTTATAGCTATAAACCATCCTTTTACAAAGATTGCAATATATACATGCATAACAATCTTTTGGATTCTTAGATATTATTGTATCATACCAAGGCGTTCGACCACAACATTGTTTAGGATTAATCATTTGATGATTACACGCTCCTATCGGAATATTCTTTAACCCTGCGAACTTCAGATCGAATCTGTTCTATCGATCTATTAATTAATGTTTGTAAGCTGTCGCTTGGCAAAATTATACTATTGTTTTTACGAGAGTGATAACACTTTAAATCCTGTAGATTGTCCCACATCCTACTAATCACTGGCAACAAATCTCTTTGTCCTGTTGATATAGCTCTTGATTGACATTCCCCTAAAGGAGTATCTATGTATATAAATCGCGCTTCCACATCCATATTGAGCACGGCTCTTATACTTCCTACTGTAGTATGAGTATCATCCATAAGTAAACTTAGATCTGGGTTGAGCAACAATGCCTTTACCATAGTATTGTAAATACCATGTACAATTGGTTCCGCTGAATGAACATAACGCATTCCGTGTAATGCTAATCTTACGTTATCTCCGTTAACAACAACCCTGCTCAATCCATCCGGATCAGGAGTTGTCTGCCATTTTTTTGCGAAGGTTGATTTGCCGCTTCTAGCCAATCCGATTAATGCCGTTAGTTTAGCCATGATGATCCTTAAAAATATGACTCCAATCAATAATTCTTTCTTGACCCAAGTATTTTTCCAAATCTTCTTTATTGCCCGCCAAGACTTGAAAGTCATGTAAATACTTATTTGGGTCTACCCAATCTTTTTGGTATTCAAACGAATACTTACTATACTCTGACGGATATCCACCGGTTTCTTGCCAATGCGTTTCTGACGGTGGACCCCAATCATTTCTATCTTGCCAAAGTTTTTCACCATCAAAAAATGTATAGTAAGATCCGGTTGCACAAACATAGTAAAATCCAGGTTGTAATTCCCCAGCTTTAGCCTTATCCGACGACCAATTACCATGATTTGGATATTCCGTGGCTATGCCCGTTTCTACTTCTACCACTTTGTATGGTGGCGGTCCAAAATAACACACTTTATCTATCTCCAAATGTAGCAAATGTTGCCTTAGTTTCTTGATTTACTTTTTTATGTGCTACCACTTCATCAAAAAACATTATATGGTCTAACGTTCCTTGTTGGTAATGTAGTTTTATAAACTCTGACATTTCGTTTACATCTTCAAATAGATGAACGGTAAGACCGACTGTTACTAGTCCTGAAAAATTATATTTGTTAATCATTTAATATCCTCTCGTATTAATATGCACCTTTACATATCCGTCGCCATCAACCCTATCTAAAAACTGTCCTACAACCTTCACTCTCTTAGGAATTTTCCCCCAGAACCATCCACCTATATAGCCTTTGGGATACAGCACGGCAATTTGCCCGGGTTCCGGATTACCAATAACTTTGTTTGTAAATATTGTTCCTTTAGTTAGTAATTGTACTTTGCTTCCGATACCAGCGTCGTCAAGACTAAAATATGTTCTATTTACATTATCTAAATCAACTATATCTACAAGTAACACACCAGCGACTTCTAATGTTGGATCATCGTTATATGATCCGCATATATATCCAGGATATTTTTGTTCTTTATTAATAGTAACTATACCTCCGCGATCACACGGTGGACCGTCATAACAATACATTAAAGTCAATCCTTCGACATATCTTGATGGTTTTAAACTCATTCATCCTCTACTTTAACGAAGTAATAATCTGGTGCATCAACAATAACACCGGTATCGTCATTAGGGGTTTGTGCAACAACTCTAGTTTGTTTCTCCAATCCTTCAATACTTGGGGTAACCTTATACACATCCTTAACCTGCAAAATACCACCATCATAATCAACTAAGTCGCCCTTTTTGAAGTTTCTTTCTGTACTCATATTGATTTCTCCAATAGATTCTTCATGATACCGCCTACTTTTTTATAACTGTAATTTTGTATATCCACTTTTGCCTGATCTGCTTTCCTCTTTGCTTCTCCGTTGCGTTGTTCATAGGCTTGTCTCATCTTTCTTCGTAATTCGATAACAGAAGTTTCAAACCAAGTATCATTGGCGGAATACAATCCCGGAACCGTATCATGTGCGCCATAACAATTTTCTAGATAACAATCTACCAGATATGCATTTTTACTGTTTAGGTAATCTGTAAATGCCGTATGCCCAGGAGCTACAATAGTTTTACCAAATCCCATAGCGTCAAAACAGGGCAAACACCAACCTTCACCGCGAGTTGCTGTAACAAAAGCGTTGCATGTTGTATGAATTCCATAAAGATCTTCGTTATTAAGATGACCGCAAATAACCAATTCCTTTTTATATCTTGAAACATCCTTGTAAATCCGCAAGTCTTTCTTAATCTTATCTAGAACACTTGTTATATAATTTTGGATATTGTTACCATGTCCAGTATTAGTTGTTTTAATAAGCATATAAACTTCTTCTTCGGCAGTAAATTCGGAATAATATGCGCGTAGTAATGTTTCTATATTCTTACGTGTTGTAAATTCAGAGATCGTATAAAATACAAATGCATCGTTGCCTATTTCATTACGAATTCCTAATGGATTGTTATTATATATTGCATCAAATTTTGATATGTCTATTGGCATAGGCACAATCTTTATTGGTACTTTAACACCAGATGTTTTTGCGGCGTTAGCAGCATAGCGACATGATACCCATGCTTCATCCATCAGGTTGATTTCGTTTGACCATCCAATATCTTTATAATTACCAGTTTCGGTTTGATAATAAATAATATTCTTTACGCGACCAAAATATTTAGCAAATACCGGCAATACGTTCTGGATTACTATGTCGGGGTTCTTGTCAGATTTACTTTCCAATTCCTTGATTCTATCTGGCACTTTTGTCATTATATCATTGAGTTTAATAGCTCTTGGCACAACATCGACGCCTGCGGAATCTAGAGCGAGGATGGAATCTATTCCTTGTTGAGCCCAGCCACTCCCGTCATAGTAGTTGTTTATATACAAAACCTTCATACAATTTCCTCATTAGCTCGCTTAGTATTAATGTCTTTAGATTTTTTTATTATCATGTCTGAGATTTGTTTATTGAATTCCATCTTTGATTCTCCCAAAAATTCTGTTTCTCCCTTATTTGGTTAAGTATTCCCGCTAGTTTATTTCTATCCATGATATTATATTTTGGCCTATATCCCATATGAGACATTTCGTTATAAATACCGCCAAACTTAGCTTCGTTAACTCGTCCCCACAAAAGATCCCTGTATAGTTTTAAACCAATATACTTATTTACAAGCCTAGTGTTACCAAGATTCTGATGAATGATATAGGTGACAAACTTTTCATCTGGCATCTCTTGCGGACTAGGAATTTGCTGAACCGGCGGAATGATTATTGGTTGACTATTCCATGATAAACTATTTTCCGGAAGTTCATCAAATACCGACATCCATTTTTGAGCAACTGTCTCCCATGACGAATAGTGTTGTTTTGCTAGATTATATGTTTCAACACGTTTTCTATTCCTTACAGCTTCAGGCATATTTATGTATTTAATTAGTTGTTCAACAAGACTATTGTTATCTGGCATTGATAATTTCCTACCGGTTTCGCATTCATACAGTAGATTATTCTTAATTCTATACCCATTCAGTTTTGTTAGAACATCTGTCATAGCAGAATAATCATTAGCGAAAATAGGTACGCCACAGAATGCGGCTTCAACAAGAGGAACGCCGAAACCTTCATTTGTTGCATATTGAACATACGCATCAAATATACCAACAACAGATCCTAACTCCTCTCTCTGTAGACCTATCTGTGTATTTGGTAGTGTTAAATTACCAGTTTTACAACGTGGACAAACAGCTCTTGCGTCCTTATAGAAAGAAGGATGGAAGAATCTGCAATTATTACAAATATAAGAAAATAATATTCTACTTCCTAAACCATTATTTTTTAGATATAATGGTATTTCCCACCCCAGGTCTGGGTATGCTGTGTGCCAGTAAAAATATGTTTTATTTCTTTGTTCTGGACTTAGTTTTTCTAATAATTTTACGGCAGAATCCGCAAAATCAGGATACAGTTTTCTCCGTTGATTACGCCCAACCATACCAATAATAAAAGTATCGTCTTTTAGGCCAAACGATCTCTTATGGGCCTTTTTGTCTGTAATGAATCTAAAATGGTCTTGGTTAGCAGACGGTGGGGCTGATCCTTTGAGATTGATTAATCCGCCGCCCTCGTCTCTTAATACGCCAAGCGACCAATCGTTATATGCTAATACCGCGTCGGTGCTAACATAAAGATCGATCCAATCCGAGTGTTGCGGTGTCGCATCCACGGTTGGCATCATCACCGTCTTATAAAAACGTCTGAATGGGCTCATATCAATATATGAATCCATCCAGAAGTCTCTAATACAACACACAATATCCGGTTTGAAGTCGAGGCATGTATATTCAAATTTCCACTCGCCGAATTCAGCGACCGGATTTGATTCGTACATACTAAGTTCTTGGCGATTCTGTGCGTCTGGAAGATTAGGATACACTTTCCACTTGCTGGTTTTAATTTCAGGATGATTAACCGGGCAGTAACAGGCTAGCTCGGCTAATTCATATTTCCCTGTTGCGTGTAACCTATCTAATAATTCATTGGTATACACAGCATAACCAGTGCTTAATTTACTAAAATCGCTGACAAACAAAATCCGCTTTTTTGACATTTACTATTCCCCGACTTCAAAAGCTAAAATATCATCTTCTTTTAGCACAATATAATCTTTCCCCGCATAATTAATTTTGTGTCCACCATAAAGCGGGAAGAAAACAGTGCGGCCGGTTAAGTCTATAGGCGCCACTTCATCTTCTAGTAAGTCTTCCGGCGGTATGTCCAAAAATCCATGGCTGGTAACAATACCTTTATTAGATTGTTGCTTGGCGGCTTCTGGGATCACAATTCCGCCCGGACTTGTGGATGGTGAATTAACTACATCTACGATAACATATCCAAAATTAGCTTGTAACATTTTCTTTACTCCGTAAATCTTTATGTAATTCTCTATTTGGCATTTAAAACATTTTTTAATACTCATTAAAAAGGTATGTCTTCCTCTTCTACTTCTTCTACCTTTGGTTCAGTTGGATCGGCTGTTCTAGTTCTAGTCGGCCTTTCCTGCTCAGGCGGCTTGTCGAATACTTCATATTCATCGATGCGACAATTAAGTACGGTTTTTTCAGAGCCATCTTTGGCTATATAGCTACGTAATGACAATCTGCCCGAGCCAAGTATCTGTGTACCCTTGCCAAACCTCGATAGATACTTACCTCTAGTATCGCCCCATAAGTTGCAATCAACAAATAATGTCTCTTCTTCTTTATCTTTACCTTGATATTGATTGATTGCCACACCAAAACCGTATACGGTATTATCTCCAACAACTCTTTGCTTAACATCGCTGGTTAATCTACCCGTAAATGTAAATTTATTAAAACTCATACCAATAAACCTTTCAAAAGAATGAACCCATATAATGCACAATCGTTGGCGAATGTATCATCAAAACTATTAATACGCGATTTATCGCTTAATATCGACACAATAGCAGTTCCTAAATTAGTTTCAAGTTCTATGTCATATGGATCAGTAATTATATCCAACAACTCCTGTAAATCCTTTATATCTCCTTCTTTGTCGTAAAACCTAATAATATTATGAGATAGCTTATACTTGCGACAAACCCTAAGAATATCAAGGAATATAAACCACCTAGATATATATATCGGTAATATTAAAAATTCTGATTTATTGCCGTTATCGTATGTTATTGCTAATTTAGCTTCATGTTCATCATGTTCTACTATTTCGTATTCTGATGTGAATATATTATTATATGTACACGCTATTTTATTATTAGTAACAACACATTTAACTATGTATTCATGTTTCGTTAAAAACTCTGTTACATCATCATGTTTCTGTGTGCTCATATACTCTTTCTACTTGAAATGAACCCTGCTGGCCAACTTTACCGCTCAGATAAACAATATTCCCTTGGCTTAATATATAGGAATACTGCTCATAAATCTTGGGGAATACAACAATATTATCTAGCTGACAGCTACTATCGCTAGCTTTTATGAATGCCATATTCTTTCCTTCGCTCTCGCCTCTTTTACATGTCCATGTTCTTACTTCATCAAGCATAACTTTAAGAACACTGTACCCTTTATATCCTTTGACTATATCCTTGCACGAGCATGTTTCCATAGCCCCTGTGATATTATCGGTAATGTGACAGGTTAGAGCAACGCCCAACAACTCTTCCTCAGAATATACTAGATAGTCAATATTATCTTCAATATTATATGGCGAATTTGTAAGACCATCAAGTGTGTCTTTTAAAAACTTGCCTCGCTTCTCGTTATGATAACCCTTATTCTGGAGTATATATGTTAACATGCCTACTATATCAGAGAAATTTGACGAATTCGCTTTGACGAAATCCTTTTCTTTTTTTGTTAAAGCATTCCATATTTCGTAATCCTTAGCCATCTTCATCCTGTCGATTTTCATATACGATAGAGCGCCGGATCTAATGAAGGCTAATACTACGGTTGATGACAGGTGATCGCTAATTTCAAATAAGAATTGCATCCAACTCAAGCTGGATAATTTTTGCTTGTCGATATTCAACTCTAGCAATTTGTCCCTGAGTTTCTTGATTTGAGATTCACCAACGCCCTTGATATCTTGTAGGCCGAAATAAATATTCTCACCATCAGAATGAACGCGGTCCTTTAAGAATCTAATATCAGGAGTGCGGATTTTAATACTTGAGATGATACGAGCATCATTGACAAGTAATGGTATTTCATCAGGGTCTTTTTCTAACTTCAGCCAGTTAGTATAGAACGCAAGAGGAAAATGTGTTTTAGCATACGCACAAGCATAACCTGTTTCGCCATAACTGGCGGCATGGCTCTTATTAAAGCTATAGCGTTGACTTTTTTCAATCCAACCAAAGATCTCTTTAGCCTGTTCTTCTGATACAATACCAGCCGCTTTGGACTTCTCCATGAACATGATTTTTACCTTAGCCATTTCTTCTGGTAGTTTTTTACCAATGGCTTTACGCAACATATCGGCTTCCTTGAGATCGAAACCAGCGCACGCTTGAGCAATCTTCATACTTTGTTCCTGATATGCGAGAACATTATATGTTGTTGCTAGAATAGGATCTATCGTGGGATGATAGTTCTCTAACTCTTCCTCGTGATTCTTTCGCTTGCAGTAGTGATCCGTCATTGATGTACCAACACGTTTTACGTTTTGGCTACCGCATTCTGGGCAATAATCATCCTCTTTATTTTCTTCCGCATTATCGTCTTCCTGAATCTTAAACTTACCATTACAATCCTTACAGATAAGTACGTAATCCTTAGCTCGCATACAACCTGGCCTTAAGATGGCTCCTAGGGCTGCCATGTGCTCTTTATTTTCCGGCTTCAGCTTCTTACAGTATTGTTTACCTAGCGGGCTTTCAAGCTGAAAAACGCCTTTGGTAAATCCTTTTCCTAGCAACTCCCACGTTGCGGAACAATGAGGGTTAATACTGTGATTAATATTGTGAAGATCCGAGATAAATCTAATCTTAGGAATCTTTGACTTGCCCCACTTTGGACCAATGATTGGAAAGTGACAACCGCAGTTAAACCACCACATACCATCTTTCTCGAAGCCATCCATCAAACCTTTCCTCTCTGATAATCAGATATTTTATGACACATTTCTATAAATACGTCTTGGTTAAAATTAGATTTAGCTTTGTTTATATCTTTATGAACCCACTGAACATTACCAACTATATATCCTTTAGAACTATCTATTCGATCAAGAGAAGCTGTCTGGTTTTTTCTACCAGTAGATATAGCTATAGGAATGCCACTTATTTTACATAATTGATTTTGACCAACAAATAAATCCCACATATATTCTATAGTGATATTAAATTCTCTCCCTGATTTTTCAGCATTTAATTTACATCGTCTCCAATATGACAGTCCAATACCTTCATATCCATTAAACTTGCTATTTCTAGACCCTGTTTTAGAACAGTTTTGACAACCAACCCTTTCTTTTTTTATTATTTCCCAGCCCTGCATATTAAATATATTACCGCATTTACATTTACATTCCCAATAACCCTGTTTGTAAGATCTCCTAGTATTTTTTGGTTTTATTTTTCTTATTACGTCAATATCATTAAATTTGATACCAGAGAAATCCCTACCAAAAAACTTTTCATGTCTAGATCTTCTATCTATTTCAAATTTCTTCATCTTTTTCAAAACAGAGGCGGCGGCTATTTGATACTTGTTAGCTATATCTACCGTACTGCGTTTTTCAATATGATACTCATTGTATAATTCGTCTCTTGTAATATTCTTCCATTCGTTATTCATAGGTGTCTCCGCGTAGTTATAAAAATCGTTTCGTATACTACACTATACACCATTACTTGTTTTGTTATTACCAAACGCTCCTCTAAACTTATCTATGTATCTATCATTCAGCCTACGTTGGAAACCTACTATTCTCCTTAAAATTTCTAATGTTGCCTGCACATCTGACATAGCATCGTGTGCATTTTTGTTAGTAACACCAAAAAATTCGCATATTGCAGACAGACTATATCCGCTAGGACCATCAGAGCGATTCTCAAACCACGAACGCAATATAGGTAATAGGTCATACGAATGTATTGGATGGAAAAGCAACGGAGATCCGTCTTTATCTACGTAGTTATATTCAGAACACATCCTATTCATAAGTATATTATCAAATCTGTCAACATTAAATCCTCCGCTATACATTGCGTCCCATTTAGAATTTTTCTTTTGGAAACTCTTGCAGAAATCACAAAACTGCGAAAAAACAATTTGTTGATCCCTACCATCAGCTTTTAATTGATCTATAGTTATTTTATTAACTTCTAATGCTTTAGCTTGTACTATATCCCATTTATTTGGCTTGATAAGGACCGGTCCAAACACACCGTTTTCTTTAGGAGTAAGCGTTTGGCTGTCTACAACAATAGCGGCAATTTGAATTGGTTCGTGGATATATGGGTTAGCTCCGGTTGTTTCTAAATCATAGATTACTATATTATTACTTAATTTGGTTGTTTGTTTGTATACTGGTTTAGGCATCTTTTGATCCTTTTACATATTTTGTTAATATATCAATACATCTGTCTACTGTAGCTTTTATTTCTCTGTATTTATTAGCCCGCTCTTTAGCATTAGTTATCGAATTATTATCGCCATTAATCACCGCTTGTAAAGCAGTTGTTTCTAAAGATTTAAGTTCATTACGCCATATATTTTGCATTTCAGTCACACATTCTGAGTGTTCTTGACAGGTCAACATTAGTCTTCCTCTCCTTCCGCAAGAAACTTATCAAAATCATAGAGTTTATCTAAAACAGATAAACCTAGAATGTCATATTTGATACCACCAAGGTCTTCTACCGAATTCATATCCACCGCAATGATTGGCTCATCAGTCTTTCTGTCATAGATAACGGGGAAGCTATCTAATAATGGGGTTGTTGAAATAACTACGCCGGCAGCATGTTTGCCCTGGCTACGCTTAGTTCCCTCAAGACGAATAGCCTGCTTAAAGTATTTAGCGTATTTCCCCTGTACTTCTCCAGTATCATCTAGATACGCCCATTCCTTCAACTCTTTTGCGTTGTTCTGCAAAGCCCATGTGATAATGGAGGATTCTCCTTCCTCTTCACGCATTACCTGTAATTGATCAGATATTTCCGCTTCGTCCGGAATATATTCTGTAATCTTATTCATTTCCTCGAACGAACATGCTTCATGAACACGTAAAACATCCTTGATAACCCCACGCCCCATCATGCGGCCGAAAGTGGAGATCTGACCAACGTTACCGACACCATGAGTGTCTTTCATGAACCCTATAACCATATCGCGAAATGACGCCTGAACGTCGAAATCAATATCAGGCATTGACGTGTGATCCGGTGTATTTCTACCATCATTATAAAATCGCTCCGTTAGCAAATCGTATGGAATCGGATCTATCGCTGTTAAACCAATAAGATAACTGACCATACAACCAGCCGCCGAACCTCTACCGACACCGCAATAACGACCGTTACGTTTAACGAATTCCGCAACTTCCCACAATGTCAAGAAATATCCAGCCAAGCCGGCTTTCTCGAATACTCCTAGTTCTTTCTTTACTCTATCTCCATACTCTTGATAATCGCTAGGATCAACTCTACCAACAATCTTTTTCTTCCAGCCGTCTCGGCATAATTGACGTAGATATTCATCCTGACTCATACCGTTCGTATGTTTAAATTGTGGAATTACAGGTTTTGTCAGAACACTATATTCCTCACACATATCGGCAATCTTCATTGAGTTTGCCAATTCTTCTTCCGTGTGCAATGCCGCCATTTCTTCCGGAGTAGGAATGTAATAGTTGGATGACTTGAAGAATCCGCCTAACCCAACATCTTCATCATCTATATTGATCTTCTTATCGACAGTTGGTAATGTTGTATGTAATGCAATACATAGCTGTACCCGTTGATCGTGACAATCATTCTTTGTGGGATAATGAGCATCCGCAGTAGCGACACATGGCCAACCATACTTCTTAGCCAACTTACGTACTATTTCTGCTGTAACAAATGCAGCGGGAAGATTTTCCACGTCTATGCGCTGGATCTCCGCAAACACATTCTCTTTACCGAATATCTCTTGATAACGACCAAATAAATTAACCGCTTTCTTTTCATATTCCGGATCTAAACAAAGAGTTGCTTCCGCAATTGTCCTAGCTCTATATGCCTCATCGATATTAAGAAATAATATATTAGCTAGTGCTGACCCCATATGACCACTAAATGTTATGAGATTACCGCTAGCGTATTCCGCAAATTGTTCAAGCTTTAGACGCGGCTTGCGGTAAAAATTCTCCTTACGAGAAGCTTCTCCGCTTGATTTAATAAGTGATTTCCAACCATCTTTGTTTTTTGCAAGCACAACTAAGTGCGAATTAATGGTTTCGCTATCAGCGATATAATATTCATTACCAAGAATCTGTTTTAGAGTCTTGACGCGACCTATCTTTATATCGATCTCGTCTATAAGCTTTTGGTCCGTCAGCTTTTTCTTCTGCCGTTCAAATTTGCGAATTACATTCTTTTTAGCCTTTAAGAACGGAATACATTCGGATATAGTGCCGTGATCTGTAATCGCAACAGTTGGAATACCAACCGTAACACATCGTTCAATTACTTGTTCTGGTTTAGAAAGCCCGTCTAGCAAACTTCCGTGGGTATGATTATGTAAATTAGCCCACATTATATTTCTCCGCTAAATTCTTTAGATCTTGTTTAAGCTGACGATTTTCTTCTACTATCTCTGCAAATTCGTGATAATAAATATCTATATAAAGTATATTATCACACAACGCAACCTTTGGATATTGGCCTTCGGCGAATTGTGAGGGGAAGTAGAGCAACTGTATTCTATCAATAACATAATGGTCTAACACTCCCGGATATTGATCAAAGAACGCATCAATGGTCTTGTCTATATCAATATAATTTTCAGGATGTTTTTCTTTGCAGTCGGGATCTAGTGGATCATAGCCGGGTTGAAATCCCCATCCAAACCAATGATTAGGATATAGATCTAATTCTATTCTAATACTTTTCATCTATTGTCACCGCTTCCGTGAAGTACCCCTCTTTGTAGTCTGCTCAAAAGCTTTGCTTGATTGTGAACTGCTATATCCTCTAGAGGAATATCTAACATCCACGCCAATGCGGCGAGATAGTATAGAACGTCTCCTAACTCCTTTTTCATATCTTCTTTCCATTCCGGAGATGGAATCACTCCATTGTTATCCCTATATAACTTCTTAATCTTTTCCGCAACCTCACCGGATTCGCCTACCATACCTAATACTAAATATAGCGGGTCCGGAATAATATCTGACGGATACTTCGCTGTTGCTTGAGTGCCGTTCTGATAGCTATTAAAAGTAATCTCTTGCCCTGTTATTTGATCATTCATTATACATTCCTTTCTGTATACCAATAAGTAGTTTCCGGGTTCATTACTAGATATGAATCTTGATGTAGTGCTTGTAGTAATTTAATAGCAAGTGTTTCTGCTTGTTTGTATATCTCCAATTCCGACTTAGGAAATCGTGGATAGTTAATTAACCCAACAACAAACCCGTCCTCTTCGCCGCCGGTATAGATAAACTTCGTCCTGTCTATGGTTACGCATAATCCAACTTCTTTACAGTATTTTCGTATAACCTGCGCGGCTACATCGTAAGGCCCAGACATATAAATCTTTACCCAATATGTACTTACTGTTTCTTCCCGCATCATTTTCCTCCGCAAATACATCCTTTATACATAAGTTGGTCTAATTTACAGATACATTGGTTATTGACTTCTACGGCTTTTTTATCATGATTCTTTATAACCGGGTCTGAATTAAAGTATTCGATTATTGTAGGTTGAAACACCTCGTATCCCATTTCGTTATTGATAGCCTGGAAATCTATTGTTCTGGCTATCTTTAATTTATATTCAAGATCAAAGCATATTTCTTTGGGAAATTGTACGTATAAATTCTGTAAACTTTCCCCAAAATCAATATATCCAACTAAGTTAATTCTACACAAACAATAATTATCGTCTGTGAATTCATATAGTTCCCCACGTATAAAGATCTGTTCTAAATCATATACTTTTGATACGCTTTGCGTCTTCGGCTTGATATGCTTCAGTTTTAGTAATCCGTCCAACAATCTTTTTGTAACGTCATTCATTCTCTATCCACCTTTCCGCCGCCTGATCCGTATCTACCGATCTGATCCCATCGCGCATGTTCTGCCATGGTTCTATCAAAGCCGATTGTCTTGATTTCGTCTCTAAAGAACTCACACACGGTTTTCTTTGTACCCTTTTGGATATCCTTGCTGAATGGACAGAACTTACAACGGAACGAAACATTAAGCTTCGGCTTTTTGTCCGCAACCATCGTCTCAAATTTTTTGCGAATAACGTTTTCGATCATTGGTAAATCCGTGCGATCGAACGTAACCAGCATTGGTTTATCGACATTTATAAAGTAGATCGTAAATAGAATGTTTTTTATCTTTGGGAATGCATGACACGCCGCATAATAATACAGCATGATTTGGAAATCTTTATAGATATTCTCGTCTGTCTTTTCGGAATTTTTCGCCCAATCCCAGGCTCGCGCCGATGTTTTGTAATCGCGGATCTCATAGGTATTATCATCATGCTTGATAACAAGATCAATGGTTCCCTTCAAAGCCAATTGCCCTTCTACAATTCCCGCCGGGCTTTCGTAAGAGTATTTTGCCCATGGTTTATTTATAACCATATCGAATGGATGTTCGACTGCCACAATATCAAGATTACGCGGATCATACTCACCACCGCTGTACGCAATAGCTTTCTTAACGAGTCTAGATGTTTCCTTATACATCGCTTCATCTAGATCCATCTGAGGATTCTCTTCCTGATACTTTTCAAATACGCGACTGAGAATACTAATTGGTTGGATTTCATCTACATAGACTTCTCCAAGCATCTCATCGTCAAAGCCAACATCGCCATCCTGTTGGCAAAGCTTACTCTGGGCTAAAATCTCCATAACCTTGTGGACTATCGTTCCCTTCATTGAAGCGGCATTATAGGGTTGCTTTATCCCGATATTATATTCAATAAAGGAACGATGGGCGCAAAGATCGTAGCTACCAACCATAGAAGATCTTAAGAATGGTACTATCATTTCTCTTCTAGCTCCACCAACGACAAGAATTCCCACTCAATCAACTTATCGAGAATTGCAGCATGAGCCTTTTGCATTGTCATGTTTTGATTGTCTATGACTGCATCGAAATCAGTATAATCATCTAACGCGGTATTGCTGATATGATTATTTACCTTTGCTTCTTCGGTTGTCAGCGTAAGCCTTATTACTTTACCGCCCGCATTCTTAACCGCCTCAACCTCGTTGGGAAAGCGGATATCGCATATGGTTGCATACTTTGGTCCTAATGCATCAATCTTACGAATCAACGCATCCGCCCACACATTAGGATACATCTTCCGCGCGATTTGTGTTCCGAAGTATTCCATGACTTCGCGACCAGTCATCAAACCTTCCTTGCGATCAGCCTTTTTGATTAGACTGTAAGTCGGCATATCCTCCCACTTCAAATGAGTAGGTTGATTCTTTTGTTCATTTGTTCCCCATACAGATTCTTCGGATAAACCTAATATGTTCTGACAGAATTCCTTGAGTGGTTCGGCATAGCTAAACTTTCTTATAAACGGCCAAACAAACTCGCCCATATACATCATAAATTCTGGATTACGCGAATCTACATTAAGCACGCTTCTATTTCCATCCGCATCTTCCGCAACAACCTTGCCATCTTCATTAATCTCAGCAAATGGCGTCATCCCCAATACATTGCGCAAAGCTAGAGCATAAAGCATATTACATGAGCTATCTTTTCCGCTTTGCATCTTACCAGCAAATCCCACTATTTTAGTTTTCACTATTGTATTCCTCCCAAAGTTTAGTTCTTACATTACTGATTAATAAAGCAATATTGTTATATTTGTTTTCTATACAACAATCTATATACATTTTAACAATTTCTTTATCGTTTTTGAATTGATAGATAACCCAATCAGATATATCGTCACGAGTAAGCTTTCTATGTAGTTCATCTTGTCTACTAATACATCTCCATGTTAGTATATATATAAGTTTATCGTAATCGTTTTTTATATGTTTTTTCATATTCTTCTTTAAAGAAGTGGCATAATATCTTTATGTATTTGATCAACGGATAAACTAGCAATATCGTCAGTATCAAGATATATAGGTTTAACATTATAAAAGTCTTTCGTTTTTTCTATAATGCTTTGTGTGCCGCTCCTCCCTGCATCATCTGCATCCATGATAATAACGATATTCATTACACCAACCTTTTCTAGAAGAAATCCCTGGCAGTCTGCTAGGTCGCATCCAAACAATGCAACAGAATTATGTATACCCGCCTCTTCCAGCCTCCACACGTTTCCGCATGACTCAACGAGAATAACCGTTTTACTTCGTTTAATATGTTCTTTGGCAAACCAATAATTATATAAACTATTCTTTTTGTTGAAATTGTCACTATTCTTCCACTTGGGACTTTCAAACTTTGGACACTTAACATCATGTGGGTTGTGATATTGTTTACATTTATTGCATTTCTCAAAGACCGATCTTCCTAAGCATGCTACTAAATAGTTATATCCTTCATCATAAACAGGCACAACGCATCGTTGATACATCTTCTTAGATGAATCATCGCAATAACCAACGTCATACTTCTTTAATATCTCCGGTGAAAATCCGCGATCAATAAAATAACGCGGAGGATTTCCTAGGCGGGCTTGAACATCCTGCCGCTTGATTAATGGTTTGTCTTTTGCCATTGGTATGTTCCACCTTGTTTGTGCAAGAAATTTTTTCTTTTCTATCTCTTCGTGACTAATTTCAATTCTATTCAAATCAATCTTGAGCGTATCAGATATAAATTTTAGAGTATTATCAAAGGACTCAAACTTATCGCCTTTTTTACGCCAGTTATGATTTTGATGAGATAATACACCGCGAATAAATCCTATGATAGTTGATTTAAAATTACGTTCGCATCCGTGCGTTACGCATTTCCAATATCCTCGCTGTGTATGACCATCGGGATATAAATGTATCGCGTGGCTATTATCGCCTCCATGTACTGGACATCTGCCGGCATAACCGTTGCCAGACTTATATAATTTTACTTCTAACTTATCGAATAATAACTCTATATTGTCGCATAGAATATCAGAAATCTTGGTCAACTGGTTCTGGTTCAAGTTGATTGCCATTATTACGTTCCGCACCTAATTGATTTCTAGTTTTCATTTCTTTCAATGTAGCAAACTTACCATCTAACTGGAAGTTAATATAGTCTCCATCATCCAATCCAGGCCCGAAACGAAAATCTTCCGGAACCAATTTGCGATTACCATTTTCTCTACCATCCTGCGCAATTTCTTCTTCAGTCTTCTTCTGTAATGAACACATGCTTGTACAAAACCATCGTATGCGATCTGATTGACTCACATCTAACTCACGATTTAATTGACAGAATGTAATGCATGGAAAAATATATTGATTAGTTAAATCATGCAGACCAGACATTCTGTAACCAATTGCTTCATATTCTTTTAGCTGGGTGGCCTCGGTAGACTTTGTAAGTTTCAAGTAATCGTAGATTAATAGACATTTGTTTAGACGCCCCTTATCGTTATAACCAACTTTTTGAACTAACCATCTGCGAATAGTAGAAGTAACTTCCTCGAAATCTTTCCCGGTAATATTCATGTAATCTAATGGAATTTTCTTAAGATATTCCTTCGCCTTATGTACTCGGCGTCTATGAACTTCATTCTTAACATATTGCCCCTTCCTAATATCCGTAAAAGGAACCGAAGACAGACGAGACAACATTCTATCCCATGTTCCGGATCTTTTATTTAATTCCGTATCCAAATAAAGCACTGGCATATGTTCTTTTAATGATACATAAAGACCTACGTTAATACCAAAGGTTGACTTTCCAGCTTTCGGCCTAGCCGTTACCATATGAACGCCTTCGGCTATTCCGCCTGCAATGTCTTGCCATATAGGATAACATGTAGGAATACCAATGATTTCTAAAGGATTCTCTTCTCTCTCCGCTACATATTCATCCAAACCAATACCGATTTGTTCTACCTGATTATTTCCATCAATAGTTAATTTATTGATAAATCCAAAGATTGGTTCTTCGGCTTTAGCGACAATAGCAGACATAGACTCAGAACCGGTAACTTTTCTTAATTCATTAATAGCATCATCTAGCTTGTGGATCAAACCATTGGTTTCTTGTAACTTGCGAATACGTTGCGCAAACTCTCTAGTATTTTGTGCTTCTATCGGGAATGTGAATATTCTTTCGAGATAATTTTTGTTATCTGTTACCTCTTCCACTAAACCAAGATCTTTAGCGGCTGATAATACAAGATGATAGTCAACTTTCGCATCCATATTTTTATTATAGATGTGCGACAACACAGTAAACATATACTGGTTTGTACGCATGGTAAACGATTGACTCGTAACCAAATCGGATGCATCTAGATATGCTTGCTTACCGTGCTGAGCTATAGATGATAATAGAGCAATTTCCGACGCTGTATCTTTTAATATTTCCATTTAATCATCCTTAGTTGTTACTGAGTATTTTACTTTCACACTAATATTAATGTTTGGATTACCTATTTTATCAGCCATACCATGATAAATAACATCATCTGGCGTCAAAAATAAATCAGCCTTTCCGTTAATCAATTCGCTAAAATAGTTTTCGTGCTTTTGACATCTTTTGGCTAGTTTACCCATGATTAACTTATTAAGTCTTAAGATTTCATTAGTTCCGCTTACCAATTCATGTATTTTGCCGTATTGACCACTACTAATATCATGCATCATAAAACAAGCATTCGTATCTATAAACCTTAATCCGTTTGATCCAAATGCCGATAATATAGCTCCGCAACTCATCGCTTTACCCTCAACTACCGTCATTACTGGAATTTTTGAATTTTCTATAACAGATACCATACTTAATAAACTATGTACATAGCCGCCATAAGAATCTATAGTAATTGGTATTATTGGTTGATCATTTCGATGAGCCCTATCAAAACTATTTCTAAATTCCTTTGACGCGGCTTCATCAAAGTTATTGACTGTAATAACAACCATTTCGTTTATTAGATCTTCATATTTTCTAATCTTTATTCTTGGGTCTATATTAAGAATTGTATGCATAAATACCTTTACTTAGTATTACAATTATAACACTTAATCATAGGCTGATGCCCCTCAATCTTACCTGGAATATAACTTGGAAACGCCATAAATGATTTATGACAATTATCACAAATATATTTTTGTTCTTTTTGTTCCGGCCTTGGCGGCGCATGTTGCGGATAGACAATCTTCTCGCCTTTGTCATTATACAAAGCGTTTGTAGCCATACTCAAATCATCCTGCCATTGATTCACCCTGATTTTCTTCTTAAATGGGACTCGCCTTGCAGGTTTTTTGCTGTCGCCGTCGCCGTGTTCTATATTGAAATCTTCTCTACGGGATGGTGCTGTGAAATCAGTATGTGTATTGGGTGAGATATATACATCGTCTTCAATAATCGGGGCCGGATTTACTTTTTGCTTCTTAGGGCGACCACGCTTCTTTTTCGGGACTTCTGGTTTTTCGTTAAATTGCTGAACAGATTCTCCAGCTTTTGCAAATCCCATTATTGTATTACTGATCGCCGCCGCTAATGCTGCAAGATCTACTTCTACTTTACTCATCTACTTTCTCCGCGTTATATTCTTCTCTTCGTCTTGCCCAAATAATATCTTTTGCGATATCGGACAAGGCCGCTATTCTTGTTGGTAAATACTCTAATCTATCAAGTGCCGCTTGAGCTTCTAATGATAGTTTGCTAAGCTTGGCGGCATATGTATCATGCTCCATCGCCTTTGCTCTTTTCTCTTCCATGCCGTAACCATCGAACGTTATTGCTTTCTTGTTGATGTATACCTTATAGGCGTTAGCCGCCCAATTAGCTCTAGATCGATGTGAGTTAATTTCCTTTTGTAAATATGTCAAGTATAACGCTATCTCAAATCGCCAGTTATTCAATTGTTCGGATGTCATTTTAGCGATATCGGATGTTGTAATATCCAATCGCGGATCTCCCATCTTGATCTTCTTAAGCAACAAATTATCTTCCGTATATGCCGTCAGAAGTTTATCAATCTGATCAATACGATCATTCTTTACATCTTCTTCTGCCATTGGTTTTCGTCCTCTCCGTCATAAAAGTAGACTATCCTGATATTGTTAAGATCGCACCATTCTTTCTTGCGTTCATCCCTAGCTCTGGCGTTCGCGAAGTTTTTAGGATTACGTCTATGAAAGAATTTATTAAACTCGGAGTGCTGTGCGCCCTGGCATTCAACAGCCGTCTTCATCGCGGGTATGTAAATATCTAAATACAGATTCTCGCCGGGAATATGAACCTCTTCCAAAATTTGTAAGGCGGGATAAATCAAGCGGAGGAAGCTTACAGCGTTAATATGTAACTGAGAAGCGTTGACGCGTCTGTTATTTACATACTTAGCTAGGTTTAACACATGATACTTGCCGCTTAGATCACGAACTTTCATGATTCCATTTCTTTCAAAGATTTTTTAATACTTTCAACTATCTCTGGATTATCTTGTAGATGCATATAGAATTTATCTGAGCCCTGGATTTTAAAAGTACCTATAGAATGCCAGCCGCCGCCAGCAACATTAACAATACCCATCTCTATAGCTCTATCAATAGTTTCCGCTAACTCATCTAATCCATAACCATAACGCAGATATCCAACTGAACTATTTCCACCAGCGCCAATTGCATTTGTTGGACAGTCCCAAATAATTCTATGTCCTACGAGTTCATCGCCTATATACCATTCAAAATCAACCTTATCATTGGCTTTAAACGGTTTCTTGCAAGACACTTTAATATCATATTGATATTTTATCTTCTTACCAATATTTTCTGTTGTTCCTGGCATACCAATATTAGGCGCTACGTGAGAAATACCCATAACGATATT